AACAGTTTCTGGGATGTTTCACTCGATTTCCATTGACAAGTCGAATGGCAGCAGCTCCCAGGCGTCGAAGTCAGGCTCTGCGAGCACGTTGTCCAACGCAATAACTGCGCTCTCACTGCGATCCAGGTCTCCCAGGTTTCTGAGATTTGGAGCGTGCGGTGCTGCGACCAGCGACCATCCTTTTGCGATCGCCTCTAGAAGACCCACGGATCCCCTTCGAGGGCTTAGCCTCACCATCCTTTCCATCGTCTGGTTTCTGGCCACTTCCACTTGCCTCACGGCGTAGAAGTTCATCGGCAACCACGGCGACACCAGGCTTGATGACTCTTGCATCCGTCTTGTCCACACGGTAAATGCATGGCGGGTCGAGGCATCCATAGAGATCCTGAACTCCGTCAAGCCACTGCGTGAATCCTGACAGCTCACAAGCGTCGGCGAACTGGCTCTGGAGGAGGTCGTCCATCCAGTAGTCGTAGCGGTTGGGATAGTGCTTGTCTTGTCCGACATGCGTGTTCCAAATGTTCAGCGCGTTCGTGTACTTGTACTCACCTGCGGGATACAGACTAAGTACCTTCATTACGAACGGCCCGATCACAGGAGTCTCAGCGTCGCTCAGGCTGAAAGCGTAGGCTTTCTCCAGCAGTTTACCCACTGAAGTAACCTTGTTGAGGTGGACTGTCACGTGAAATTTCGACAGCTGACGTCTGATGTCACAGCAGGAGTTGGTATCACCAAACCAAACACCGGGCCCATAGTGCCTGGCTAAGAATTGTACTCCTGGTTCACCTCGCGGGATGACGGTACAGGTCAACTTCTGTCCCATCATCTTCGCAGCCTTCTCGGCCTTGTCCTTCCTGAGGTTCGGTGTACCCCCATCGTCACCGCCGTATAAGCCTAGGGCCTCCCAGGCCTCCTGGGCGTTGTAGAAACCACCGTTGGGTTTGGTGGTCATCTTAAACGCCAGGAAAGCGATGAATGCGGTGAGGATAGTATTCAACACAGCTGTCTCCGCGGAGCCGGAAGCTCGGGATAGCTTACTGTTGTACTTAACACCAAATTTGGTCTTCACGTTCAGAAACGTCTGACTGCGCAAGCTCTTGGACAACTCTGGCCAGCAGGACGGGTGGAACAAGCGCCGTAGGAGGGTCTTCTCTAGGTACCGAGGTTCCTTAGTGATGTTCCCATCCTGGCGCTCAAAGTCTCCGTCAAGCCACCACTGAGCTGTAGAGCACAGATCTGCCACACTTTCCGCAATCTCCACAGGGAGACGCCCGAAGGCATACCACGAGGTCTTGGACATGAACTCGTACAACGAGTACATCCATCGCGAATGTTCCAACTTGCTCGGACCATTCATGACCGTGATATTACGCGGATCGTTGGCTGTCTGATATGCTTCAGCCTTTTGCATCGCCTGGGCAGACCCATCGTCGTGGGTGTGCTGCGCCTCGGCTAAGATGCGACGTTGAGTGGGACGGTTCTGCTTCTCATACACCGTCTCAAAATCGACTGGCAACAACCTGACTTCCTTTCCGTCAGGGTCCCTGTCCAGATGCGCGGCCATGATCTCAACGAACTCATTCACGGCAGTCATCGCGAAGTTGGCAAGTCCAGGAGACATGGGCTTCTTCCCTTTGCCCTCCTGAATCTCAACCACTCGCTTGGCTACCGTGCGCTGGTCATTGTTCCGCGATCTGTCTGGGACAAATGCGCCGTCCACGATTGCACTCATGAACGCTACCATGCTAGGTTTTCCGGGCTCGTACTCTCCCTGACCCATTTCTGGTAGGTACTGATACGAGATGACACCCTCAACCAGGCATACTCTCTCAGGCGGCGGATTGCTGCCTAGTTTCAGCTTGCCAGAGCGCACCAGATGGTACGCTAGCAAGACCTCCGACCCTTTAGCACCCTCCGTGCCAGATCCTCCGTTCAACATCTTTGACTTCACAGTTGCGTGCGTTATCGCGGACGTCGTCGCTGCGGCCAAGGCTATCGCCTCGTCCACCTCCACCTTGACAGTGGCGGCCAAGAAAGACCCAGCTCTAGCGGTCGACACCATGACGTTCGAGTTCGAGAACGTGCTGATGCGCACGAACCCGTCCTGAACTGGTGCCAGCCTACGTAGCGGCTTGGCCTTCAGGCAGATGGCTGCTGCTGCGGCAAAGACCCCGGTCGTGCGCGAAGTCGGGGCCAACAAGACGATCTGGTGATCGCTGTCAACCTGCTTGCGCTCAACCGCATAGGTCACATGACGCCACGGCAGCAGTCCACAGAGGTACCCTGTTTGGGCAATCGAATCACCGGTGTAATTCCAGACTGGATGTCCGTAATCACCTCCGCCGCCCACAAAGAAGCGCACCTCACCATTCTCCAAGAACTGGTATTGGTAGTCACCTTCTGCTTTGGCAGCGGCACCGGGCTGAAACGAGTACAGCACCAGCGGGTGGGTGTTCTGCATGAGAAACCTGGGCATATCGACGTAGTAGTCCACGTCTATCATGGCCAAAATGTCATCGTCGCGTCTGTCACACTTGACAGCACTCGCGTTCGAATCTTTCGCCCAATAGTAGCTTCGGTCTCCAGCTCTTCCCTTTCGCTGATCCGTCTTTGACATCTGGAGAAAAACCGGACGGGCCGATTCATACATCCCCAGACTGTCGACAAAAGCCGACGCTGAGCTGCGCGCAGCCGCCGAAGCAGCATGCGTGTGTCCCTTTTGGGGGGCCACATTAGGCAACTCAGTCGCCGAGAACGTGTCCCGCAGTCCGCTTGCGCGTTCCGCTAGGTCACGATTTTGTTCACTCAGAATCCCACTGGCTTTCTGACGAAAGTAGTCAGCCATGTCGTGGGTCGAGTAGCAACCACACACTGCAATAGTGTTCCCCATGCTAGCGCGCGGAAGCCTGCACTTTTAGATTTGGATGTGCGCTGTCCAGTTTCTGACCAAAATTTCTCCGG